TGCATAGACAAAGAAACCCGTTCTATCACTTGCTGGTCCGAATGAATCGTCACGTGATATGATTGAAAAATTGTTCATTAGGTTTGGTTCAGATTCGGTTATCACTTCATCAGAAAATTCTGCTCTAACTGCTTCAAATGCTCTTGTGTCACCAGCAACGTTTCCAGTGAATGAATATCTCACTGACTTTGAAGTTGGGTTTTCATTTACATAGTGAATGTAGTTTTCAACACCACCGACTGTCAACGAGGCGGCAGGAGAGTTTGTTTTGGTGTTATATTGAAGTGCAGCATTCAACACTGTGACGAAGTTGTCATACCAGTTTTCATTATTACTGTCATTCCATAGTATTTTCTTGGACTGTAGGCTCTTACCGTCCGAGTCATATACTTTTTGATTGGAGGACACACTTGTAATCTTCATAAATCCACGAGAATTTATTGGACGCTTCTTCTGGTATCCTAGGTTCTTTGCTAGACGAAGAATACTTGATCTGCGCTCTGCGGTATCTAAGAAGTTTTCACGACTGTTCAAATCCATACGGAATGATAGAGAGTGACCAAGATATGCAACAAGGTCAAGGACTGCAATGAACTCAGAACTTGCGATGTAATCGTTGAATTTGTCTGGATATGTCTGTGCGATGTATGACAACAATGCTTCTCTGATGTTATCAAAGTCATACGCCTTCAAACTGATGTTAGTGAAAGCAGTGTAAACCGCTGACCAGCTTTCACCAGCAAATAAGTTATCTATTCTATCTTGAGCCATTATTATTCTCTTTCTAAGTCTATGACGAGTTGTTCAACTTCACCGCTTGGTAAAATTCTAACAATCATTGTTGCTGTTATACTATGGTCTGCTTCAAGTAATGTTATCTCTGAAATCAGTTCAATTCGTGGATCATTATCAATAATTCTTTGTAAATCATCCTTGACAAGCTGCGAGGTAGAAGATGTTAGTGGTTCAAAAATCAAATCATGGATGATACATCCATAGGTTGGCATCATCAACCGTTCACCTTTTCGTGTCATAATCTCGTTCATAACATCTTCTATGACCAAATCCTTTCCCTGAAGGATGTGATTTATAGCCGCTGGATTTTTGGTGCTGAACCCCTTGTAGCTTTTCATACTATCGTTTTCCTAGTTTGTTCTATTAGAGTATTTATCATCGTATAAACTGCGAACTTATTCCTTGACATATAAATAGTTGTGTGCTAATGTTGTCCTACATTGGAGAAAATATATGAGCTACGTCATAACTGTATCATATGAAATTTGGGACGACAGAGTGTCAAACGACATTATAGACAAAATGATTTTGTCTTCAAACTGGAGTTTACCTGATGACAACCTACGACAGCCAGCATTTCATCAACGAGAGCATCGTCCAAGAATCAAGATTACGGGTCGGAACGATTGAATACGAGATGAAACAACTTCAATCGCAACTTCAAAACGCCTATAAGCGGATTGATGAGTTACTTGAAGAAAACACCAATCTAAAACAACAACTTTCAATAAAATAAGAGGATACTAATGCCAAACCTAGTGCCTATGGTAGTAGATCAAACTGCTAATGGAGAACGCAGTTATGATATTTTTTCACGTCTCCTAAAAGAACGAGTGATCTTCCTAACAGGAGAAGTGAATGATTATCAAGCCGATCTAATCTGTGCTCAACTTCTATTTTTAGAAGCCGACAATCCAGAAAAAGATATTCACTTCTACATCAACTCTCCGGGCGGGGTAGTTACGGCTGGCCTTGCAATCTATGATACGATGCAGTTCATTCGTCCAGATGTTACCACAACAGTCATGGGACAGGCTTGCTCAATGGGAAGTCTTCTATCAACGGCTGGTGCTGCGGGCAAACGATATATGCTTCCTAACGCACGTCATATGATCCACCAACCATCTGGTGGTGCTGGCGGGCAAGCTACCGATATGGAAATCCAAGTTCAAGAAATCCTCAAGATGAAAAAGTCACTTACCGAAATGTATGTGCATCACAACGCAAAAGGTAAAACTTACGATGAGTTCCGTGCAGATATGGAACGTGACAAGTTCATGTCAGCACAAGAGGCGCTTGATTATGGGCTGGTTGATCAGATTGTCACAAAGCGAATAGCTTAACTATAACCAGGAACATAGTTCCACATCAAAGAAATGTCCATACGGAGTCTGGCAAGTTGTTCATCAACTCTGCCATTCTCTTTTCTTATGTTGGTTTGTAGTTCATCAGTAATGTCAAACCACATTTCCTTATTGATCATCTCAATAATAGGATGGCCTTTTATTTTGTCTGTTCCCTCATAGAAAAAATATACGAGCAATGCATCATATTGCGGCTGTCCTAACTGAACAGTTACATACTGTTCCAATAAGTTTCCTATGTTACGAAGTTGTTTTTCCAATAACTTGTTGGATTCCAAAACAGTTATAGCTTTGTTCACAATAGAAATTCTTTTTGCCGCAACAGTGATATACCCATACTTCAATTCTACATCAGACACATGGTAGTTATACCCTATAATGTGTGCTGATGATAGTTGAAGTGTGGGTTTATTTTTGCGTATTATATACTTCTTACTCAATTCTGAAAACACCAAATGCGGTAGGTCAAATGTGGTTACTTTGACATCAGAAAGTATGTAATTAGGAGAGCCATCTTTTTTATAATCCAACCCTATGTAAGTTCCATATGGTGTTATCACGTTCAATGGACGTTGAATAAGATTTAGAAGCGATCCTTTTCTTTTATCAAATATCATTTCATTACCTCAAGTATATTGCCAATGCCAAGGTTCTCTTGGTATATTTCTAAATCCAAATCTTCCTGCATTTTGTTGTAGCCAGTTATTTTGTGGTGATCCTGAACTATTTGCTCCGCCACCCAAGTCAAGTGCAGTTCCCCATCCATGATTTGATGTTCCTGGCGTTGCAGCTAATCCACCTTGTGAATACAATCCTTTTTCCTGCGCCAATCTAACTTGCGCATCGTATGTTCTATAAGAGTCTGTTATTGACCATGTTATACCATCCGATCTTGCAGCTTCAACCATTCGTAAATACGCATCCGCTGCATCTGGACGAAGCATATGACCTGACCCAATAGATTTCAAAGTGCTAGTATCAAGTCTTCCATTCTCTCCTGTATTACCAGATGAACTTCCACCTGAACTATTCAATGCAGATGCCTGACTTGAATAACTTGCTGGATCAGGAACAATGCTTCCACCGCCAGTGTTTGGTGGAGATTGACGTAGATATGGTTCACTTGATGGCATCATAGGAACAGAAACGTTTGGAGTTTCAGTGGATTCATGTCCCTTAATATCTGGCATAGAAACACCAGATACTTTCTGTGCAGCAGTAGCGGCTGGACCATTCAAATGCATCACGCCACCAGTAGTGGCATACATATTCGCACCTACCTTAGTATGGTTCGAACCCTCAGTTTGAAAGAACTGATTTCCTGCACTGTGCATATGTGTTTGCCCAGCAGAAGTCAACATGGTATCACTGCCACTACGAATGTTTACCTTCTGTCCAGCATCAAAGTTTATGTTCTCATCTGCTCTAAAGTTTATATCTTTTTCCGCACGAACACTCAGTGAACCTTTTGCATATATTGAAACTTCACCATCTGCGCCAACTTCAACCCATCCAGTTCCGCTACTGTTCACAATGTAAATAAAGTCGTTTGTTCCGTCAAGTATAACAGAACCACCATTACCCGTAGTAATACGAATTTGCGTAGGATGAATGGTTCCTTGATCGTCAACACTACCATCGTCAAACGTCAATGCGCTTTGTCCGGGTGTAACCATACCAAACACTTTTGAGTGTTGTGGAGTAGAATATGAAGCATCACGTGCTGGCGATGCAGTTGTGCCACCTCTTAGAGGATCAGAGAATGTTCCCTGATTTGCAGTGTTTGAGTTTCTTGCACTATTTCCGCCTTCTGGGGGGATTGGTAAATTTCCTGGCCCATATGTAGGAGGATTATCACCATTGAATGCATCTGGACCTTGTTGAGCATCTTTCAGAGTTGATCTACCATCTTTTGCAGCAGGAACACTAGCAAACGCACCAACACCTATTCCAGTTGTTTGATCTGGATGCGGAGTTCCTAATGCGCCACCCGAAGCAACAGTAGGAACCTGTGGTAGAACGGCAAACCAATATCCTTCTCGCATATCTCCGTTGTCGGCATACAGAACAAGTATTGTCAAGTTGGCGTCAGGTGGTGCAGCAAAGAATCCATATGAACTGCCGCTTGATTGCCCGCCGAATGGACTTGCATATTCAAAAAACTGATAATTATCTGGATTTCCACCAAGTCTTGGGATATATGCCGAGACACGACCTCTACCTTCTGGGTCTGGTATGCCAACAGTTATTGCCTTATATATTCCGCTTTCAATCTTATTGGCGACTGGGTTTTCTGCACGAATTCTACCATCGCGAATAAGTTCTGGTAAGCCAACTTTATTTGAATTTTTTTGTGACATTATTGTGGTCCCTGAGTGTTGTTTTGCTGACGTTTATATTTGTTCAAAATATCTTGAGAAAATCTGCTACCACTGAATAGTCCACTGGTTATTGCATTCATTTGAGTTGATGTAAGAACATCCCCAACTGGCAATCCTGCGACCATGTTAGAAATGGTTTCATCTATTGGAGTTTGAGTATCTTGACCAGTTATGCTACGCCCAGTTGATATTGGTGCATTCCCTGTATTCGCAGGGTTAGCATCCAAGTCTTCTCCACCACCCTCATCTGGATGATGAGATGGGGCATCTGGTTTTGGTTCAAATGTATCAGCTAGGTGAAACTTTACCATATCTAGTGTCTGAGTAAACAATCCATTAGAAAATTCACTTTTTATTGATTTCACTAGATATATGTATCTGAATAGATTTGCTACTTTTGGCTGTCCCATGTCATCCATTCCATCAAGCGCATTTGTCACAATCATTGCAAAGTTTGATCCAACAGTATTAGAAACATTATTTGGTCTATAATTGTTATTTCCATAAGTGCTGCTTCTAACGTCAGGAGTAATGTAATTCTGAACCCAATAGGGATCGCCCTTTATTTTTATTGTCGCATTTATCATACTCAAATCTTGTTGCCATCCTTCAACATATTTAAGTCTAGCCAGTTCAACTCTTTTTTGATCACCTGACATAAAGAACTTTGGAGCATTCGGAGGATCAGTAATAGTCATAACCGCAACATTTATAAATCTTGCAGCAGAAACTGACAAGAAGTTTAAAATACCTGCCAATTCAATAGGCATGATCTTCTTTCGCAAATCTGATTGCAAGTCTTCCAGCGTTGCTATGTTTGAAGTTATACCTGCTTTTTCAAACATCTTGGTTGAATCTCCCATGCCATACTTTTGTGCTGCATCCGATAGAGCGGCCCCTACTTTATTAGTTACATCGTCAGTTATGTCGGCAGTCATAGTATCAATTTTATTTTTTGCAGTGACATATTCGTCCCTAGCTTTGTCAACTGCATCTCTAAGAGTTCTAAGACTAGAAGCGATCTCAGATGTAACATCCGATCCCCCCAATCCTTTTTCTTCTTCTAATTGGCTTATTGCTGCATCAAAAGAAGATGAATCATATATGTCAACTCCTTCAAAATATGTATCAACCGATGCGGCGGCACTTTCTCTTCGCTCATCAGGAGGACCACCTTCTTGTGACATCACCAAATCAACATAATTTTTCTTTGCCTGTTGAACTTCACTCGCGTAAGTATTTTTTGCAGAAGTCAACTTCGCATCAGCAGCAGAAAAATTACTTTTTGCTCTACTATACTCACCTCGTAACTGGTCCAGTCTAGCATCGGAAAATATTTTTAATTCAGTCAACATTGTTTCAACCGAGTTCACTTGATTTACATCATAATAAACATCATATTCTTCATTCTGTGCTTTCATCAACATGCGGTCCATTGTAATATCAAACTGCATTATTTGATCGTTGCGACCAGTGTAATAATAATAATACTTCTTTTTTATTCTACCAGAATCAATCATATCTTTCATTATGGCATTTATGTTTTGCAATTGATCTATTTGATTTAAGACGTTATGCTCAATCATTTCTTTTTTCAAACAAATGGTGTAATATACATCTGCACCTTCTGTTTTTGTCAATATGTTATAACCGTTGTCTTTCGGAACATATTCAACATCAATTGAAAACAGATCAGTAAATGATACATTCGGAGCAGTTAGTTGTGCTTTTAACTGCGATGTGTTTATGAGAACATCTTGAAGAACGTCTAATATACTGGTGGTCACAGGAACTTCAAGCGTCTGTGTTACAGTGTTTATTGTTTGATATGCAGAGTTGGCGCGTGTATCAACTTCGTTTCCTGAATTGCCAGATGAAACTCCCGATGTATCCATCAAGGTTAATGTAGGATATTTGTCACTGAATGCTTTATCTTTTTTGTAGTGATACGTCAAATTATATTTGAAGCTATTGCCATGTGAATTTGCAGTTATGGTTTTATTCAGCGCAATAAAAAAATTGCTTATCGTAGTGTCTGCACTGTTTTTATCAATCTTAGAAGTTATTTTGTATTTTAGTTGGGCTACGTCTGGCGTAGAAATTCCATAGTTTCGTAAAATTGCGCCTTCTAAAGTAGCTGATGTTCCTTTTTGATCGGTAGATGTTGATAGGTCAATAACTTTTGCCAAACGAAATGGAATAACCTTGGTTGCATTTGGAACACTTGTTGCGACACCAGTAGCATCTATTTTTGTAAAAATTATCTTTATGAAGAAATTTGCGATTGAAACGTCTGGATAACCAGCCAGCATAACTGCGTCTTGTATTGCATCTCCAAGTCTTGCATTACCAACCCGTGTGATATTGAATGATAATCCTGTAGCCGCATTAGCGATTGTTGCATTAGGACTGGATGATCCACCTACTGATATTGAATCAATTGATAAATCAGTTATCACGAACTCAGCAGTCTCGCCAGTTTTCGCGATCACTACCTTTTTCATTCCAGCGTAAGGCCAAGAATCGTTCTCTATATCAGTTGGAGGAACTTTTGTTAAAAACGCATTAGTATCAACATTGTCAACCAAAAACAGTTCTAGATTGTATATGTAATCACTATAGCTATCAAGTGAGTTCTCTTCCCAGTTTGATTCAAGTTCTTCTAACTGTTTCATAGAAGCTATTACTTGCTTCTGTTCACCGCCTGTATATACTCCAAATCCCTGACTTCCGACAACTGGATTTACTACATTTCCATTTTTATCCAACACCGTCTGAGAACCGTTTGGGTTAGTAACCACTGTTCCGCCTGTCTTTGCATTGTAGTCTTTTATCCATGCAGCGGAATATTGTTGAGATGTAAGACCGTTATTTGCTGCGAGTTGTGCAGCCGACATGTTTCCAGCAGCATTTCCCGTATACCATACATTTGGAACTGCCGCAATATTTCCATTGTTAGCATCAAGAATATTTGATACGTTGTTTGCAGCCACTTTATCTTGAATTGATGCAGGAGCACTCGCTGCGGTTGGGTATAAAGTCGTATCAACACCCGCCTTTGCAGCCTCTGCTTTCCACGTTGAATTGATATATTGATATGCACCAGATGCACTACTTCCAGAAGCATGTGCAGCATAATCTCCGCCAGATTCTCTTGATCGTATAGTAGCTAGGACGCCATCAACTGTAGCCTGATCTGCCATTACTGTTTACCTTATTTCATCTTTTCTACGTTTGCCAGCGATGGGACTTTTATAGTAGTCCCAGATACGAAATCATTTATTGGGTCAATCAAGATGTTCATATTTCTTCTTGCAAAAACCCACCAATACTTTGAAGTTCCATATCTATGATAACTAAGTAAATCTGGACGCTTGTTATATTTTTGTTCTATTTCGTAAATCTCATCATTTGGATCAAGGAAAATATATCTGTCTACCATGAGGTCCATATAGGTGTCGTTCACTACTGGTGTTTTCAAATACGTGCTTCTAGTATCATACATTATACATAACCTTTACTTCTAAGTGCACCAGACGCATATTGCGAAAGGGTAAATTCGTTTCTTACCTTCTTAGCGCCATAGGTAGTTTGAAGTGTCATTGCAAAGTTACTAGTAGTTGGAATACGGACTTTATTTGGGCTACTACCATATTCAATATAGTCAATACTATCATCTAAGTTCCAACTAAAATCAGTCAGAACAACAGGAACTTTTTTATATATACCATGTGCGTAAAATTCAAGAACTACTGGTGGCAATCCAGCATATGGATCAGTTTTTCCAAATCCCATCTTCATTGAACCACGGAAGAAATCAACTCCCGCTAAGATACTTCTCGCTTCCTCTGTATTTCTAGCAACCATTGGGGCGGTAACAGAGAATGTTGCGTTCTGAGATAGATCAAACGCCTTCTGTTGAAAGTTGCTATGCGTCATATCATAACTACTATAAGAAGTAGAACTCACACTCGTAATGGTCGGTGTATATGGGAAATAGAATATGTTACCAATCATACCTAACCTACCAGTAGGGTCTTTAATATAAACATGCTGCGGTTGATTATATGGGTTATGCATCTTATTCTCCAAACTTCTATACTGTATTTATCCCCGTATTAACTACTAAGTTTATATAAAGGTTGACATATGTAATGATTTTTAGTATAATGAAAGAAAATATATTTAGGAGATTTTTTTATGGCAAGACGTGGCCCAAATTATTTGAATAACAAGGATATGTTGCGACAAATTCACATATCAAAATCAAATTTTAGT